CTTATAGCGGTGCCGGTTCATGATAACCGCGTCAACAACCTCGGCTACCGAGGAGTTGGCGTCATCCACATTGACGTTGATCACGGTGGTGTAAAGCTCGTGATCCTTGGCGATCGGGCGAATGTTCTGCTCGTTGATCTTGTCCGTATCAGCGATATCACGACCATCACCAAACAGGATAGCCCGAGCCAGTTCCTCATCAAGCATGAGGCGCATCTCGGCCTTGAGCCAAGCAATCACATCGAAGTCGCTGATGTCAAGGACGTCGTCACGATCGAGCTGCTGCTTCTTGTAGATGGTCGTCGGGGTCGTGGTACGAGAAGCGACGCCGAAGAACTCTTCTTTCTTGAGAGAGCCCTTAATATAACCCTTGGCCCGAGCATCGTCGAACGTCAGGTCAGCGCTAAGCGTCTTGATCCGGGTAAACGGGCTCTTGCGGGTCGCACCCAGAAGATCCGAAACCCACTCAGTGCGGCGCCGAATCCATTCTGGGGTATCACTAACGGCCCTAGCAGTCGGGAACAACTCGGAGATGTTGGTGATTCCGTGAGCGAGGGCATACTCTTCGACAGCGTGCTTGAGCGAACCTGTCCGAGACGCATTCTCGAGAATCCCCTTCATGTCGTCATGAGAGAGAACCGTTTCCTTCTTTGCGTCACCCTGCTGCTCGAAAACATTGCTATGGACCATTTCTTTACTTCCTTCCGGGTCGGTGTTGCCATCATCGGCGATATCTGATTGCTTAAGTTCGGCTGCCGAAACGGCTTCACCGATAAGGTAGTGAACGACATCCTTTTGCTTGGGGCTAAGGGAATCGTAAATATCCTGGACAGTTTCGTCTGCAGAAGTTCCGTTATCAGCGTGAGCCACTGCCTCAACGGCTTCTTCTTCTTCTTCCTCTTCTTCCTCTTCCTCTACCTCTTCCTCTTCTTCACCATCGGTGTGTTCGAGGACAAGGCCGGTATAAATAATCGCTTCATCATCAAGAACTTGCTCATCGCCATCGCTGTGGCGAATCGTAACACTCTCAATAACTGCTCCAGGATTAGCCCCAGCAAGAACCAGGCTAACTTCACGAATGGCGCCGTGAATAACATTCCCTGAACGCTCAATAAGTTGATTTGCCCAGATAGACATCATGTTGATGTCACCGTGTTCGAGAAGTTGACCCGAATGCGTAGCCTTAGTCGTCTTGTTAAAGAAACCATAGGCGTAAACACCGTCGTCACGATTCTCAAGAATTGCATGACCCAGAACATTTTCCGGATCAGTATGCCCATGCTGCCAGACCAACGGAACTCGAGCTTTATCCTGATGCTTGAAAGCATCCGGCATAATCGTCCGACCGTCGGTACACTTAAGACCCGCCTTTGTGGCGTAGCCGCTAAAATCTGCTTCCATTTTGACTATTCCTTTCGATTTGGGCTAAACGCTTCATTTGATAGCCTCGAGTTCATCATTGGTTGCGGTTTCAACTTGGTTTTCAGATTCTCCTTGAGGGTTTGGCGGAACCTGAGGTGGAGGAGCCGGTGGTGGCATGTTACTGTTGATGAGCTCATCAGACTTCGGATCCTTTGACGGACGATAGCCCATGGCACTCCTAATCTCGTTCGGAGAAAGAATCTCGTTACGAGACATAGTGTCAACAATGTCTGCAAGCTGTCCAAGCGGAACAAACTTGAACGGCTCACGGAAGTACAAAACCTTTTGCTTCTTCTTGGTTCCGATAAGCCCCAGGAATGCCCTTTGCATAGCTTCAACAATCGCATCCAAGATGGGTTCAATTGTTCGGTTATAGTACAGGAGCATCGCGGCTTCGTTGGCCGTACCGTTCATTACTTCTTCTGTAATGCCCAGTTCACCATACAGTTTGTTCGTTAGGTATTCGATTTGCTTAAGCAGATTGTTCTCTGCCGGGCGATTGAGCTGCGTAATCTTTTCGGTGCCGTCAGTATAGGCAATGCCGTACTGACTTCCCTTAAGTTGGAACTCAATTTGTTCTCTACGTTGCTCTGCTTGCTTTTGTCTAGCTTCAGATTTGATTACATATGGAAGCTGAATAATCAAATCCAACTTACCTGAACTACTTGCCTCATCAACCGTATCCAAAAGTTGCAGCTTTCGAGTCAATCTTTGGAGGGTCGAGTTCGGTTCATTCATAACCGCATAGAACGGGTTCTCTACAATGGCAACCATTTGCTTTTCAAGAGTAATTTCCTCTCTTACACCCTTGGCTTCGTTGTAAACACTAACCCGTACATGCTTTGGGTACCATTGTGTAATCTTCCCCACACGCATTGACAGAATGTCGAATTGCGCATTGAATTGTGGATCCGAAATGGTATCAACGGGAACAATTGTTGCAATACCCTCATCGAAGAGCGTCATGACAATGTCTTGCCTAAACGCTCGAGGAGCTTGATCAAGATTCGGTTGAAGAGTCAAACATGTGTTGAATTCGCTGGTTAAATTATCTAGAAAATTACCATCCTCATCAACTTTTGCATGTCTAATCAGAATATCAGCTACATCGATAGCGATTCTGGTATAGATCGACGTGATGATGGATCGTTCATTGAAATATCGAAGACGTTGATTCTGTGGTGGAGCAGTCCCATAACTTGGTGGTCCTTGCTCATATAGATCTTTCGAATATGATTGATCATTTGAACGAAAGGCATTCCAAGATTTCTTAACCTGATCTAGAAGTCCCAAACCGGCACCTCCTTTCGTTCATTTGAATATGAATCAACTACGCTCTTGCCGACTTGAGGAGAAGGCTATAAGCTACGCCAATAGCAGCACCAGCCAAAATCGTTCCGGCCACTTCTTTGCCATTTTTTGCTTGGTGGGAAACTGCAACTTCTTCACTCAGCTTATTTCGCTTTTCATAAAGAATCTTGCGTGCTTCTCTAGACCCAACCTTGGCTTTGTCTTGGTGAAACTGCGCTTTTGCAGCTTTTCGCTCTTGCTTAATCGCGCCGCCTTTACGACGGGCGCGTGCTGCGTCGACAGTTCCTTCAAATTCTTTAAAATCTTTTGATCGACTCGCTTTGTTGAGAGCTTTGTTTCTAGCTTTTGCTTGCTTCTTTTGCGCTCGCCTAACCCCCCATTGTTGACCTTTAACACCGTGGTGTTCGAGCCAGTCAATATCTTTTTGTAGTGGAATTGTCATGGTTATGCACCAACGGCCTTTCGTTCTGTGTTGACTATCGAGTAATAACGCCACCGGAACTTACAATAAACGGCTTCAAAGCTGCCGGACTACTTTGAAAAGCGTTGATCCAGTCTTTACCATGACTAGAAAATGCAGATGCTTTTGCGGCAGAAAGACTCTTGTTCTTTTGTGATTTTGCTACAACGGCTGCTCCAATAAGCGCAATAGCAGCAATACGCAAACCAATTTCAACCTTTTGTGCCTTTGTATATCTAGATGGTGGCTTGGCTGCTTTTCTTTCAGAACGAGCCTTTTTGTTAGCTGCGTGTCCGGCTTTCCAAGTCGCAGTAGCATTTTTATTCGCTTTACGAACAACACCCCACTTCTGGCCTTTAACGCCGTGATGCTCGAGCCAATCAATATCTGCTTGCAATGGTACGGTCATTCAAAGGCCTCCTTATTGGCTTTCCAAGCAACGTATGCATCCATCATGGCCGAAACGTTGTCAATTTTCTCATCTTTTCGCTTCTTAAGAAGCTTTCGATTACCATTTGTGTCTTCGAGAGTAACCGCATTGCCCATTGCAAAGGACATCAAGTCTTGATCAAATATGAGCTTTCGCTCTTCACTTAGAATCTTAAGCTCGCCCAAAGGCACAGATTCAGTACGAGCTCCCTGAATGACTTTTTCAAGTCCGTATGGTCCATTCTCGGCCTCCCAGCGGGTGACAAATTCCTTAGCGTTATAAGGATCGAAACCAAGGCAACGAACGTCGTATTCGTTAGTTAAAATGAAGCCATCGAGGTCATCATACACCTCCATCATGTCGAGCACAGTGCCTTCTAAGACGTGCAAACTTCCTTCCGCTATAAACTCTTCATACTTGGCTCTCATGGCCCCAGGGAGCCGCATAAGGGTCAATGTGGTGATGTATGAACGTGTTTTGACCCCAAATGAGGCATTTCGAAGCGGAAACATCAAAGTAAAGGCGCAAAAGTCGTCACCTTGCGACAAGTCAGCGCCAAGAGCACACGGCATTCCCCAAAATTCTCGACTGGCGTGAGGAAGCGTTTCTTCATATGTAAAGAAGTACGTGTAGCCTTCCATCGGAATGCCAAATCGCTTTGCTAAGATGTCGTTGCGAGATGCGGGAGCTTTTTCGGCCCGTTCGACGTCCAATTGGTACACTTCGTATGTAACGGTTAGGCCTAGATTCGGATTTGCCTTTAGCCATGTTGATGGGTCATTAACTTCCTCAATGTCATCCAACTTGTAATGCCAAATCGAAATGTGTGGAGCTTGATACTCTCCTTTAAGAATGCTAGCAAGTTCCATTTTGATGGTGTCGCCGGAACCGTTCCGAACTGTTCCTTCAGAGCTGATAGCTACGATCAAAAAGTCTTCTAGCTTACTGGCCCCTTGCTCGATCGCTCCGACAACATCCTCTCTAATGTCTCCAGACAACCACTCATC